CCTCGGGACCGACGGACTCGTCGGGCGAGCCCTGCAGCATCGGCACGCCGAGGTCGTTCGGATCGTCGCGGGTCGTCGACGAGTGCCCGGGCTCGGGCTCGACGCCGTTGTCCGTTCCGCCCGGGCCGACTGCGCCCTGGTCGCGGACGTCGTCGGTGTGCACGAGCGTGCTCTCGCCGAGCCGGTGCTCCGGCTCTGCCGGTGGCTCGGTCGAGTCGCCGCTCTCGGCCGGTGGCTCGGTCGAGGCCGAGGCCTCGGCCTTCGCGATCGCCGCCTCGAGCTCCGGCTTGGTCATGTCACCGCGGCCGGGAATGTCGAGCTCGGCCGCGCGCTTCTGAAGTTCGGTCTTGTTCATGTTCAGGTTCCTTCCTCGTCGTCGAGGTCGGTGCCCTTGTCACGCGTCGACTCGTGCGCGCCGCAGTCGTTGCACTTCGCGACACCAACCCGTTCGCGCGGCTTCGGGACCGTGTCGAGCCAGGTCTCGATGCGCTCCGGGGTCTGCGGGCAGCCGCGTAGGTGCTGCAGCCGCTCGAGCGCGGCCTCTTCCAGCGGGTGCAGCTGGCGGGCCGCCTTCTTCTTCGTCGCTGGTGACAAGGGCTGACCTCCTGTTTCGGTTACGCGTTGAGGACGCCGCGCAGCCGAGCGGCCGCGTGGCTGCCGAAGAGAGCGAGCCCGCAGTAGAACTCGATGCGGGTTCGGAACACCGGCTTGGCGTCGATCTCGCCGAGGTCGCGCACGTCGACGCCGCCGTTCGTGAGACCGGTGACGCCCTGGTCGCTCTCGTCCTGCCCGAAGCCGACGACGTAGATCGAGCTCGTCACCGTCGAGGTGCCGAGCGTTTCCGTCTGCGGGATGATCAGCGTCGTCCCGTCCGACTTCGTGCCGGGGTCGAGGATCGGCAGGCCGTTGTAGAACTCGATCAGCCGGCCGAACTCGTCGCGGTCGGCCGACCAGAAGCCGAGCCGCCGTGCGGAGCTGCGCAGCTTCGCGCGGATCATCGCGTTGCAGTAGATCGCGTCCGGATCCTTCACGGCCGCGATCGCCGCGTCGAGCTGGTCGAGGAAGGCGTGCCGGGCGTTGTCGTCTGCGCCGACGACTGCGAGACCGTTCGTGGCGGCGTCGATCACCTGCGCACCGGTGAGCCGCTTCTTCAGCCCGTCGAAGCTGTTCGCGTCGACGGAGACGTCGCCGTTAATGAACGCGTCCTGGAACTTGTACGTCGCCGACTTGACCTTCATCGCCGTCTGCACGGCGCGCTGGTCGTTCAGGTTCCCGCGCGTCTGCGCCAGGAACCGGTCGACGTCGGCATCGCCGCCGAGGATGACCAGCGACTCGGTCTTCTGGTTCACCGTCCCGGTGGACTCCGAGTAGGCGGCGTTCACCGCGCGGAACTCGATGCCGGGCAGGGTCGCCTCTTCGTTGTACGCGTAGGCGTTGCCCTCGATCGGCAGCAGCGGGATCCGGTCGAGGACGACTGCCTCGATCACGAACGTCTCGAGGACGCCCCGCTGAAGATCGTTCTGGGAGAGCTTGGCGCTCTCGGCAAGTGTCTGGGCCATGGGTGGTGCTCCTAACTGGTTCGGTCGGCGTTCTCGTAGGCGCTCACGAGACGTCCGCGGCCCGGCTGCACGTCCTCTGGCTTCGGCGGCTCCTTCTTGCGGCCGCGCCCGGCATCGACGTCGTCCGTCGTCCCGGCGAAGAGGTAGGCGTGCTCGCTCCGGAGCTCGCGCAACGCGGCTTCGACCTCGGAGTCGACTTCGACGTCGAGGTCGGACCAGTCGAGCAGAGCGACAGCGGCCTTGGTCGCGCTGGGCCGGATGCCGACACGCGTCGCCGCGAGCTGGACTGAAAGAGAGCGGTTGCGCTCGTCCAGCTTCACGATCCGCTCGTCGCGTTCGGACGCCTCTGCCTTCAGGCGCTCGACCTCGCCGAGCTCTTCGCGCTGCTTCTTCTCTAGCTCTTTCTGAGCCTCGTTGCGTTCGCGCCGGAGCTTCCGGGCCTCCTTGCGGAGGTCGCGAACTTCCTTGGAGACGCCGTCGGCATCATCGCCGCCGTCGTCTTCGCCGTCGCCACCTTGGGCACCGTCGTCGCCACCTTGGGCGTCGTCGCCGACGCCACCCTGGGCGTCGTCGTCGTCGGAACCACCGCCGCCGCCACCGGATCCACCGGTGCCGTCTTCGTCAGGTTCCAGAAGCAAAAAGCGTTCGAACATGCCTGGTCTATCGCCTACGCGAGCCGTTCTCGTCCGAGGCCTGCGCGCCGCGCGGGTGCGGGTGCGGCGACCAGTCGTGGTACGGGTGGTGGACACCGGTCTTGCCGGACGCGTAGCCGGTGAGCTGGCTCGAGGCCGCGATCGCGCCCGCCAGCTTGACCGCGCCCTTGATCGTGGCGTCGGCGACCAGGTGCGACAGGCCGACGACCGCCGCCTGCAGCCGCAGCGTCGCGTTGAGCCTGCCCGAGACGATTCCGCTGGAATCGATCGACCCGCTGAACCTGCGCTGCCGACTGAGCCCGGCGACGAGCTGCGCGGTCGCGACGATCGCTCCGGCTAGGGCGGTGACCCCGGCCATGCTGAGCGTCGCGACGAACGAGGACGTGCCCGGGACGCTGCCGGCGAGCGGGCGGGTGCGACGAAGAGCGCCGCCGAGCGAGCTCGTGCCGGGCAGCGTGCTCGTCAGCCCTCGAGCTCGGCGGCCGATCGCGGACAGCGCGGACGTGCCGACGACCGGCCCGGAGATCTGCCGGGTGCGGCGGCCGGTCGCGTTCAGGGCCGACGTCCCGGCAACCGCGCCGACCAGCGCGCGGATGAAGCGGCCGGTCGCGTTCAGCGCCGACGTCCCGGCGACCGTGCCGGAGACCTGCCGCGTGCGGCGGGCGGTCGCGGTCAGCGTCGAGATCCCGGGGACCGGCCCGGAGATCTGCCGCGTGCGGACGCCGGTCGCGGCGAACGTGCTCACCCCGTCGATCGAGCCGGTCAGGGCCTCGACGACGCCGCCGCCGACCGGCTGCCCCTTCAGCGCGTAGATCGTGCCGACCGTGTCCGGAGTCGCACCCTCGCCCGTGTCCGTGACCGTGCGCGCGCCGAGCGCCGTCGTCGCCCTCGTCCCTCCCCAGGCGTGCCCGCACGTCGCGCTGCGCGCCCCGTCCGTGCCGTAGTTCTGCACGAGCTCCTGGAACGTCGGGAACGTCCCCGACCACACCTGCATCGACGCCGCGCCGGACGTGTTCGCCGCCGACGCTGACGCCGCGAAGCCGACGCCGACCGGCGTGTTCGTCGGCGTGTACGTCGGGCCGGTGACCGTCGTCGTCGCCGCGCCTCCCTGCGAGACCGGCGTGCCGTCGAACGGGTCGCCGCTCGTGATGCACCCACGCCACACGACGATGTAGGCGCTGATCGTCCCGCCGCCCGAGTAGGTGACGGTCACGTTCCCCTCGACGCCAGCCGCGCGCTTCCAGAGCCCGGTCTGTCGGCACGTCGTTCCCTGCGCCTGCTGCCACTTCTGCGTGTACCCGGCCATGCCGGTCAGCGCGCCGGTGTCCGACTGGTTCACGACCAGCAGCGCGATGTCGTTCGCCGCCGTCGTCGGCGGGACGACGGTCAGGCTGGCGGTGCCATGCGCGACGGCACCCACCGACAGGGCGTAGGGACAGCTCGACGTCGCCGCGCTCGCGTCGAACTCGACGATGAGCGAGCAGAAGGCCGAGGCCGACGTGCCGCCCCACGCGATCGTCGTCGAGGTGAAGCCCGAGTCGCGGGTCATGTACTCCGCTCCGGTCGTCGGCGTCGCGAAGCCGACGTCGTCCCGCTCCGTCCACGACGCGTTCGGGGTCATCGTCGCCGGGCTGGTCGCGTTCGACACCAGGCCCATCGTCGGATTGCCGGTGAGCGCGGCCGCCGCGAACGCGGGCCCGGGAGTCCCGGCCGCTGCCTGGTTCTCCTGCTTCGCTGTCTGCCGCACCGCGTCGATCCCGGTGCGGGTCATGCCGGTGAGCTCGAACGCCTGGATGATCACGCCGGTGGACGCGTCGCCGGTGCAGTCGAAGGTGACCGTCTGCGAGCTGGCCGCCGCGAACGAGCAGGCGACGAACAGGTAGCTCGTGTCCACCGACGCCGCCTTGTGCGCGCGCTCGACCTTCACGAAGACGACGCCGAGCGAGTTGGACAGCTTCGCCAGGCCAGCACCCGAGTCGTCGCGGGTGCCGGTCGCCGTGACCACAGCAACGAGCAGCGAGCCGACGGTCGGCGTGAACGCGCCCGACGCGTAGGTCGTGACGTTCAACGTCGACGCCGTCGAGATCCGGTGCGTGACAGCGGCGGCGGCCGCGTAGGGCGGAGCGCCGGCGAGCAGCGAGACGAGGACGAGCGCGAGCAGAGCGATCGTGAGCAGGCGGCCGGGCCAGCGCCTCGGCTTGCGCACGGTCGTCGAGAGGTGGCGGAGCTGCGCCTCGACCTCGCTTAGCGGCATGGCCGCCCGCCTAGTCGAGCGTGACGGTGAGCTGGCCGGTCAGGAACTTCGCGGTGTCGCCGGAGTCGACGGCCTTCGCCAGCGCGAGCACGCCCCAGCCGAGCTGGTTCCCGCCGCTCGCCGCGTCCATGATCGTGAAGTGCGTCACCGTGCCCCAGTTCGCCGACGCGAGCGGAAACGTGATGTCGATGCCGTTCGCCTTCGACCCGGCCGCAGCTGCAGGCCAGTTCGTCGCGTTGTTCGTGAGCGCCACCCGCGCGTACGCGCCGCCTGTCACTTCGGTGCCGCCGCCCGCGTCTCCGGGCGCGGCGGTGTACAGGGC